TACACGGCTCAGCCGCCAGAGTGGGCTAAGTGGGAACAAAAGACAGGCAGCACAATCTCGCAAGCGCAGGAGAAGATCGGAATCTCTGATCTTCTCTTCCTTGCGTGGAATGCGATGAAACGTGAAGCTGGTGGCAAGCCAATTAAAGGCTATGAAATCTGGTGTGAAACAGTGGCCGACGTGACAGTCGGTGACGTTCTCCCAAAAGTTACGCCGCCGGAAGCGTAAATCGAATTCTGGTGGAGTTAGCCATAGCCACAGGAATACCGATGAGCGAATGGACGACGGCGGAGCAGATCTATACGGCTTTCGAGATACTGGAGAAACAGAATGAGCGACAACGTTGAGATCGCCTATGACAAGGCAGATCTTCGTCGCATTACTTCAGCGTTCAAGGCTATGGACTCGGAGGCTACCGATGCAGCTAAACGAGAATCATCAGCTTTGGCAGAATTTGCTCAAGGCAAGATTGCGCAGAAGGCCGTCACCAGAGGCAAGGCCGCCGACCGAATTGCCAGTGGCTCCCGTGTGTCTAAATCTTCCAAGATTGGCGAACTCTCTTTCGGCTTTGTAAGTCAAAAGTTTTCAGGCGGAGCAACGACAAAGGATCTCTGGGGCGGAACAGAATTTGGATCTAACAAGTTTAAGCAATTCCCAGTCTGGTCAGGCACAGAAGGACGCGGATCTAAGGGCTGGTTTATTTATCCGACACTCCGCGAAATCCAGCCAGACTTGATTGCCAAGTGGGAAAATGCTTTCGACCGAATCTTGAAGGAGTGGTAAATGGCCGGACAATCGCGCACACTCAAGCTCTCGATTCTTGCTGATGTAGATCAGCTAAAAAAATCATTAAACCAAGCCAATGGAGACGTTGATAACTCTTCATCAAAGATAGGCGAATTTAGCAAAAAGGCTGGCCTAGCATTCGCAGCCGCCGGAGCTGCTGCTGGAGCTTATGCCATCAAGCTTGCAGTCGATGGAGTTAAAGCTGCGATTGAAGATGAAGCTGCTCAGATTCGCCTTGCCACTGCGTTAAAGAATGCCACTGGTGCAACAAATGAAATGATTGCATCGGTAGAGAAACAGATTCTAAAGACATCTCTAGCCACAGGCGTCGCAGACGATAAATTGCGTCCAGCCTTGCAGAGATTATCGCTCTCGACTAACGATGTCACAAAGGCTCAGGATCTTCTTAATCTTGCATTAGACATTTCTCAAGCTACTGGCAAGGGCTTGGATTCAGTAGCTAATGCACTTGGCAAAGCCTACGATGGCAACACGGCAGCTCTAGGCAAGCTAGGCATCGGATTATCTGCGGCAGAGCTTAAGGCCATGTCATTCGAAGAGACGCAGACCAGGCTTTCAGATCTCTTTGGTGGAGCAGCAGCAGCTAACGCAGAGACATTTGCCGGACGCTTGCAGATTCTTAAAGTAACCTTTGATGAAGCCAAAGAATCAGTCGGTGCAAAACTTCTGCCAATCATTCAGCAGCTTGTTGAATTTGTAGTTAATCAAGTCGTGCCAGCACTTGGCAAATTTGCTGACTTCTTTAAGCCAATTACAGACGCAATCAATAACAACAAAGAAGCTTTCACAGAGTTTATTGGATTTATTCAGAAGTACGTCGTGCCGGTTCTAGTTACAGTCTTAGGCGGCGCGTTTAAGGTAGTCGGCGAGATTGCTGGCGGAGTTATCAATGTCATTGGCGCAGTTATTAAAGGCTTGAACGGATTGATTGCCGGAGCGGTTGCTGGAATAAATGCTCTAATTCGTGTGTATAACTCAATTCCATTCTTGCCTAACGTCTCACAGATTTCAGCTCCACAAGTCAGCGTTCCAACAGTCACGATTCCAAAGACGACTACTGCAACACCTAGCATTCCTACAATCTCAGTTCCTAGTATTTCGGCTTCTACTGGAACAGGATCTAGCACTACTTCTGGCGGTGGCGTCTCATCAGCCGCATCAGGGGCGGTTCGCGTAGGCGGAGGCTTCACTGATTCACAGAATGCGGCTCGTCTAGCTGCTATGGGCGGAGGTGGATTCACGGATTCTCAGAACGCCGCACGGATTAATCTGACAGTCAATGGCGCAATCGATGCCGAAGGCACTGCTCGCACAATCGTAAACGTGCTTAATGATTCATTCTTCCGTGGCACTGGCGGAGCCGGCGCACTTCAGGCAATCTAATGACACAGTGGGCTCCAGTCTGGCGCGTCAAAATTGATGGCACTGACATCACCGATTCGGTTCTTGCCAATCTCAGCATTACATCAGGGCGCACAAATATCTACGCACAGGCGCAAGCCGGCTATTGCTCGGTCACTCTTATTATCTTTGGTCAAGCTGCACTACCTTACGAAATCAACGACACCATCTCGATTGAAGTGCAAGACACGGCGTCGGCTTATGTGCCAATCTTTGGCGGATCAGTGGTCGATATAGCCGTAAGCGTCTCACAGGTCGGTTCTAGCGCATATACTCAAGAAGTCACCATCACGGCTCTAGGAGCCCTCGCAAGGCTTCAAAAGGCACTCACAAATGGCGTCTTGACTCAGGACTTTGACGGCAATCAAATTGCCACGATTTTAGGTCAGGTTCTTTTTAACACTTGGCAACAGGTTCCTGCAGCTTTGACGTGGGCTAATTATGAGCCAACGGAGACATGGGCAGAAGCTCAGAACACCGGCTACGGAGAGATTGACACTCCAGGTAATTACGAGCTGGCGCAACGCTCTTCCAATCGAACAGTCGTCTATGACTTAGTCTCAGCGCTCGCAACTAGCGGTCTAGGTTATTTATACGAGGACGCATCTGGCCTTATTTCTTACGGCGACTCTACGCATCGCACGACCTATCTTGCGACATACGGATACACGGATCTCACTGCCAATCAAGCTCTAGGCCGTGGCATAACTATCAAGACAAGGGCGGGAGATGTCAGAAATGACATCACCATCAACTACGGCACAAATTCAACAAGTCAGGTCAGCGATACAGATCAGGCATCAATCGGAATCTATGGCGACCTTGCTCAAATCATTACCACGACCATAAAACATAAAGCCGATGCCGAGGATCAAGCTGCGTTCTATCTGGCACTTCGAGCTTATCCGCAGCCAATCTTTGATTCCATTACCTACGCCTTGACCAATCCAGAGCTAGACAATGCAGATCGTGACGCTTTAATCAATGTATTTATGGGTCAGCCAATAGCACTTAATGACCTTCCGCCAAATATGTCCGCCGGAGTCTTTCAAGGCTTTGTCGAGGGCTGGACTTTCCGCGCCTCTTACAATCAACTAGATGTCACTTTGCTCATGTCTCCACTGGCCTATTCGCTGCAAGCCATGCAGTGGGGCGATGTGCCGCCATCGGAAACGTGGGCAAGTGTGTCGCCAGTATTAGATTGGGCAAACGCTACAATCGTCTCATGATGAAAGGAATAATAAATGGCTAATCCAACAACAAACTACGGCTGGCCGATGCCAACGAGCACCGATCTAGTCACCGACCTTCCAGCCGACTTTGCTGCATTTGGTCAGCCGGTGGACACATCTCTCAAAGCTCTTAATCCAGAGACAACTCTTGGAGATATTTCTTATAGATCAGCAACGGCAAACACCAACACACGTTTGCCAATCGGCACGACTGGTCAGGTTTTAGCAGTTTCAGGTGGTGTGCCAGCGTGGACAACAACCGCAGATGTCACACCACTTACAACTAAGGGCGATTTATTTACCTTTGACACCGCCGACGCCCGCCTTGGCGTTGGCACAAACGGCCAAACACTTGTGGCGGATAGTTCCACTGCAACAGGCTTAAAATGGGCTACTGCTTCTTCGCCTTCATATGCTTGGACTTCATATACGCCAGTAGTTAAAGGTGGCGCAACGACAGTAACAAAAACCGTTGCTTATGCCAAGTATTTACAAATTGACAAATTAGTTTTTGTTCAAGTGCTTGTGAATGTGACAAGCGCAGGTGCGGTGAATGGAGCAATTACAATAAGTTTGCCGTCTGGATTATTGCCCGTAACGCAAGGTTCAAGATTTACTCGTGGAACTTTTTTCCTTACTGATGCTGGAGTAGGTTTTTATACAGGGTCAGCAATAATCACAAGTGATGTTGTTTATGGAATGTCATCTTCAGCAGGAGATTTTATGGGAGCAAATACTCCAGCAATGACTTTGGCAAATGGCGATGAAATATCTTTTCAAGTAGTATATGAGGTGGCATAAATGATTAACTGGAACAGCCCAATTGTAGAAAATGCAACAGATGAACAAAAATGGGAGTTTTTGCGCTTACATCGCGATAAACTTTTGGCAGCATCGGATTGGACACAATTACCAGATTCACCAGCCGATAAAGCAGGGTGGGCAACTTACCGACAAGCGTTGAGAGATTTACCATTGCAAAATGGGAACGCTGACAAAGTAATTTTTCCAAGTAAGCCCGAATAGTGGAACATTTGACTAAGATGTATCCAGAAGGCACAGCTGCACGGATCATCGAAGTCGCACTAGCTGAAGTCGGCACGGTTGAGACTGGCGACAATCTGACAAAGTACGGCAAGTTCACAAAGGCCGACGGATTGCCGTGGTGTGGATCTTTCTGCAACTGGGTCTTTCACACCGCCGGCGTCAAGATTCCATCAATGGTTTCAACGGCTGCCGGAGCTCATAAGATGAAAGAGCTTGGGCGTTGGATTGAGGATAAGCCGCAACTTGGAGATCTATGCTTTATGGACTTTCCACACGATGGCATTGATCGCATCAGTCACATCGGAATTGTGGTCAAAGTAGGCCAGACAAGCGTGCTGTGTATTGAAGGCAATACGTCGGGAAATGGAGATCAGCGCAACGGCGGAATGGTGATGGTTAAGCGTCGCTATCTTGGCAAGGAGATTGTTGGTTTCGCTAGGCCAAAGCTTGTTGCTTATGCTGGAGAATATCCAGTGGTTGAGCCACTTCCACAGGTGAAGCCAAAGGAGAAGAAAAAATGAAGGAATTAAAATCAGCAGGAGCATCGTGGTTGAGAGCTTCACTCTCGGCCGTAGCAGCTCTGTATATGTCTGGCATTTCGGATCCGAAAGTCTTGGTCAATGC